GATTCGGCGGAAGGCTTCTCACCCCGATCAATTACGCGCCAGCCTGACCAGTTCGGCCAGCGATTGCGCGCAATGCCGGCGTATGTCTGCCCGCCTTTATCGCCCTTAATGTCGGTCAGGCGATAGCCACCCTCGTTGAGCAGCATGCGTTCAAAGGCTTTGGCAAAGTCAGCCATGATCAGATCACAACCAATTCGACGGCGGCGCCTCGGTTTTCTGAGGCGGCAAGCATGGCGAGCAGTCTGCCGACATGAGTCGTGCATGGAATGAGACCATCGCCACCATGTACGCGACCCAAAACGATGTCGCACTCGTCAGCATCACGGCTGATTGCTGGGCCAATCCAGCCAAGTCCATCGGCACGGGGAAGTTCTTGGCCGTGAGCTTCGCTGTATTGCGTGCTGACCGGATAGCGGCCAACTGGAATATCTGAGCGTCCATTGCCTTGCCTCGCGTAACAAAAGTGCAGGTTGTCGACGTAGAAAATGCCGTGTTGGATGGAGAGGTTCATCACAGCCTCTTCTCTTCGTTCTGGATGTGGGTTAGAAGCACGTCGCCCAGGCGGTCAAACTTGGTGCCGAGAGAGGTGAACCCCTCGCGGAACGCGCCTTCAAGTTTGTCAAACCGCGCGTCGAGTTCGCCCTTGACGTAGTGCTGACTGGCGATCTGGAGCTTCAACGCGTCCAGTTCCTTGACATCAGCGTCATGCTTTTGAAACAGCAGATTGATGGACGCCTGTTGCGCCGCATCTTTCTGCTGGAGCAAGTACCCTAAGATAGCGAGGATGACGCCGATAGCTGTGATGATGTATTCGTTGCTCACTTGGTCGTCTCCGCGTCGAGATAAACGAACCCCTCAAGCGGGGAATAAACCGATTCGATGGTTGCCACGCCGCGCACCACGTCCTTGTACAGTTCAAGTTCGTAGTAGCCCTTCTTCCACGTCAGTGCGGTGAAGTCGATGGCGTCGAAGTAGAGCGTCACAGTCTTGAGTGTGTCGTCGATGGCAATCAGACCGTTGGTCGTGGTCATCGAGAACAGGATCGTCGGGTCGACAACATCATCAGCGGCGTATGTGGCGCCAGCCGCCCATGCTTCCGTCACGGCATCGGTCGTGGCAATCCATGTCACCGTGCCATCAGCGCCGGCGGCAGTCGGCCGGGAGGTTCCAGACACGCCGCCCACCGTGCATTTCAGCTTGAGTTCGGCGCCCTTCTTGGTGCGGATGTGCAAACGCCCATTGAGTCCAGCCAAATCCCGTGGCGTGTTGTATTGGATGAAGCCTTCTGCCGTATAGGCCGACCACTTGCGGCCATTGTCATCCACCGGAATAACGGCGTTGAATTCAATGGTGTTGGCGTCAATAACCGTCGCGGCGCGATAATCCGACTCGCTCGGTGGATTGTTCTCGGCGTTGATCTGTTTCATGCCCAGCACGCCATAGCAGGCAGAGCGCCAGCCATCCAGCATCCCGTGACCTGTAACGGTCAGCCGCGGCGCCCCGAAACCCAGCGAGATGGCCGTGATCGGCTTATGAACAATCGGCGCCGTCATTTCGCAGCGCAAAACAAGCGGCTGCGTCTTGCCCTGCTGGAGATAGATGTCTTGGGTTTGGTCGGCCATTGCTGAATGCGTCCGTCTAGATATGGCGCGATTTTTTCAAACAAGCCAGCATTTCAGCCGGCCATTCGAGCAATCAGAAGATATGGACTTCGTTGTGCTGAACAGAATCGGTGCGTGTCGAGCGGCGCATGTCGCTATCGGGTAGCGGACCGAAGTAGCGCGTAAATCGGGCTTCATGTTTTGCCGCGCGATCCGGATCAAAGCCGTCTGTATCGGGAATTGAAAACGCCTTATGCAGCGCCCACTCGATAAGGTGTTCGTGGTGCGCTTCGTGGATTTCCGGACAGGAATCAGCCGCGGCCATGTCGCGCATAGGAAGGCGGTATCCCTCAATCAGCAGTTCGTCGCCGGCCACAATTTCACCCACAACACGAATGGCGGTGTCCCGCTGAATGGCGGCATAAGCTAGGCAACTGCTTTCACGCCAGCCGGGATCGTTAGCGTTGAGCCATTCGCGGCTCCGTAACTCAATCGGCCGCATCTCGCCGGCCGCATTGGCGATGTGCAGGCTGACGATTTCATACAGCTTGCCATGCAGTGCGTAGGTGTGATCGGCAACGCTCAAGTCAATCGAGCAAATCGCCGGGTCGTCATCTTCGAATAACAGCCTGGCACAGACGCACGCCCGCCGCTCGGCTCCGTTGAAAAAGCCTTTAATGAGTTCATCGGACCACAGATAGGGCTTGCGCTCATCCTTGGCTTCGGCGCGGAACCGACGAATAAACTCATCCATCGTCATGTCAGCGCGCTCCGAACTGCTCAACCAGGCCAGCGACTTGGAAACGAAGATCCTCGACCTTCTTGCGCCGGTCAATATTGACCTCGTACTTGCTGGCGTAGGTTTCCAGTGCGCCTTTGTCCATGCTTTCGATGGTCAGTAGAACGCCTTCGACCTGATCAAGTTCCTGTTTGTCAGACTGGTCGACCTCGTTCTGCCGCGCCATGGCGGCCTGCATTTCATTGGCATCGTTGGAGCCAGTCTCGGCTAGCGCGAATTCGGCAAACTTCTTGAGGCGGCGTGCCGCATCGACCGTCACCGGCTTCGTGTCGCCGGGATTCCATGAAGTCTTGGAGGCTTTGTCCTTGAATGCCTTGCGGCCAGAGTATTTGAGACGCACCAGATCCATGGTGAAATCCTTTGTGTAGTTGGGAAAAAGCGAGGCGAGATAACCCGCCCCGCTTGCGCCGATTAGGCGACGCCTTCGCTGGCACCAAACAGGATGAAGTCCAGTTTGCTGGCCTTGGCGTTGGCTGCACCAGCGGTCGTCAGGATCAGCCAGGCATCCTTCGGCAGCGTGATTGCGGCATTGGTCGTGGCATTGCGCAGACGTGCGGCGGTCGCCAAGTCCTGGCCGGCAGCGAGGAAATAGTCGTCGTCTTGCGGAACCGCAGTCACATCGACGCCATCGACGTACTCGAACCCAATCTTGCCGGTCACGGCTGCGGTCATGGCGACCGAAAGAATCGCCAGACTGTCGAGCAGGGACGTGCCGGCCGGAATGACGCCGATACGAACCTTGTCGCCAAGACCGATGGCGGCGGTCGAGTCGGAACCGATCGCCGCGCCGGCCGCGTTGGTTTCGAGCGTGTATTTCAGGCCGCGGGTGTTACCCCACGGGGTGCTGCCAACATTGTTGTTGGGATTGAACTTCTGGGTAATCGTGGCCATTTGAGCCTCCTGAATTTGATCAGAGTGCCGGGCCACCTGATGGCAGCCCGGAATTCATTGCTTAGTTGCGGGCGCCGATGATCGGCACGGCGGTATCGTGGCGATGACGCCATGATCCGTGTAGTGCTTGGCACCGTTACCTTGATTGACCAGCCAGCGGATCTTCGACAGACCCTGAATGGCACCGATCAGCAACTCCATCTTGTCGTCGTGGTCCCAGCCCTTTTCCTTCCAGAAGTAGGGCATGCCACCGTGACGGCTGGATGCGAAAGCCTGGGCCAGCGCCTGGCCGCCGAGCAGCAGGGCGCGATCCACGGCATGGGTCGTGCCGAATCCGGCCGGAACGACACAGGTCGATTCGGTTTCGGTTTCATTGGATGCGCAGTAGCTGATCGTGTCGCCCACATAGAAGCGGATCGGCTTCGGCATCTTCATGATCAGCACGCCATTCCACAGGCCGACTTCGCCGAGGAACAACGGGTGATTGCCGGCCTTGCTCGCCCGAGCCATGGCGCTCGCCTGGAACTGGCGGAAGTTCGTATCCTGCGAAAACGCGTGATACTGAGCCGGCGAAACCAGCATGCAGCGCAGCGGCGAATCTTCGGCCACCACGTCACCCGGAATCTTGATAGCCGGCGGCGGCAGCGCAATCGACTCGATGACGGTACGCACGCTATCAACCACTTCCATGGTCAGTAGGTCGGTCGTTGCCAGATCGATGTCGCCACCGCTGACGGCGAACGGCTTGATCGCATCGCCATCGGCGATGAAATGGCGGTTCTTGGTCGGCGCTTTGACGTCGTTGATCGCCATCTCGGCGAAATCTGCGTGCGAAGCGACAGGCAGGCGCCATTCAATGTTGTCATGGAAACCGCGAGCGCCGGCCAGATGCACCAGCATCGACTGATCCTGATAGCCATCCATCAGCGATTGGGCAATCGGGCGGCCAACCTTGCGGAAATCGACCGGCGAGCGGATGTCGCTCATCGTGTCGCCGAGGTCGACCGGGAAACGCGCCTGATTGACTCGAACACGGGCCTTGTCAAGCGAGATGCCGACGCCCTTGCCTTCGGCCTGACGCGAACCCATGATCGGGTAAGCGCCGGTCGGCTGGACGAAATGGAACTCGACCTCATCACCCTTGCCGCGCGACAGATCGACCGTGCGGACAATCGGCATGTCGGTGCTGGTCTGCTTGCGCACGACTTCAGCGACTTCGCTTTCGCTGGACGGCATCTTGCCGACCATGCGGTTCATAGTCGAATTGCGCTGCATGGACTGAGTGAACAGCCCGGCAGCCTGTACGAATTGGGCGTTGGGTGAGCCCGCGGCCGTGGTAGTTTTGGACATAGCGTCCTCCTAAATGGGATGGATTGAAATTCGTTACGTTTGGCGCTAAGTGGTCACACCATGCTGTTCATCAGGCGATTGGCCTTTTCCGGGCTCAGACTCGCCATGAATTCCATGAGCTTTGCGGGATCTCCGGCCAGGGCGGTGGCGCGTTCCACGTCGCTAACCCCCACTGATCCGCCGGACAGTTCGGACAGGCTGGCCGGCACCACATCGGCGGCGGCCTTGATGGCTGCGCCGACTTTGGCCTTGATAGCCGCCTGTTGATCAACTGCCGGCTTGCCGGTCGCTGCTTTGAAGGAATCGAAAACCTCGATCACCTGTGCTGCCGTGCCAGCTTTCAGGATTGCAGCGATGCTTTCCTGAACGAAGGCCGGCTGCGCCGCTTGCCATTCCGCCAACTCCTGACTGTCGAGAAGCGAATCCGTGTCCGGATGTGCGGTGTAAATCGCCCGGTAATGCCCGGCTGTCGCATCCTCTTCCTGCTGCTTGAACATCGGCGCCATCAGTTCATTGACCCGCGCATCCACGCGAGACTGGACTTGTGCCGATACCTGCGCATCGACCAACTGCTTAACGCCGTTGGCAATAGCCTCTTCCGAGAAATCGCCGAACAAATCAGGATCAACGCCTTGGCCGATGGCGGCCTGGGCAATCGATGCCTGCTGATCGGCACTCGTCGGGGCTTGGCCGGCACTGGCGCGGGCGGTGGCTTCGGCTTGAGCGGCGGAGAGATTGGCTTGCTGCCGGGCGCTCAGGTCGGCCAGTTGCGCTTTCAGAGTGGTGTTTTCCTCTTCCAGCGTCTTGGCGCGGCCTCGGGCTTCGGCCAGCTTTTCATACGGAATGGTGTAGCTTCCGGACTTGGCTGCAATCGGCGCCCCTTCGACTTCTGCTTCCGGGGCAACAACTGCGGCTGGCTCGGCAACTACCGGCTTGGCGGTTTCGCCGTTATCGACAGGCGCGACATTGCTCGGCTGGCCCGCATCCGCGGCGTCGAGGTTTAACGTGCCGGCTGCGGCTGCGTCGAGTAATTTCCATGCTGCTTGGGCTTCGGTGCTCACTTTTGCGCTCCATCCCAGCTATCCGGCTGGGCCTGATTGGGTTGCGCTCCGGGTTAGCGGAGCAGTTGCGCCATTCGCCGGAGCGGTATGGCTTGGCGCGATTGTTAAAAAAAAGCCAGCATTTTTAATGTGCGCATAAACAAAACTGATTGCCGTGGGCGTAAAAAAACCCGCCGAGTGGCGGGCTTGTCTGTAACAAGGCGAAATTGCTCGGTTACTTGTCGCCGAGATGCATCCAGGTCAGCGTGATGGTTCCGGTGAACGTTGCAGTGCCGGCGGTATGCGTTACGTCGTCGTCGATCAAGAAGTTGGCGAACACAGGAACGGCGGTAGCGGTGCCATCCAGCCAGCGGGCGCCGGACTCGGTCAGCGCAGCAGCGACGGAAACCGCCGAGACCACGCCGATCTTGTCAGCAGCACCAGCCGATACGGACACCGATTGCAGGATGTCGGCTTCGGTGCTGGTCAGCGTGTTGCCGGTCGTTGCGGTCACGGTGCCCAATGCCACGTCACCATCCCAGTTATCAATGATCGTGCCGGTAACGCCAGCGGTCAGTGCGCCACTAACGACGGCACCCATGGTGGCAATCATCCCCTCCGGAAAGGTATAGACCTTGACGCCGCCATACTGCGCCTGGCCGGCGTCGTCAGAAACGATGATCGGCGTAGCGGTACAGGTAAGAACGGTCTGGTGCAGCGGGCCAAAACTGGTTTCGCTGACCGTAACAGTGGAGCCGTTCTTGACGCCAGCCGTAGAAGTCTGCGAACCGAGCGTCGATGCCTTGACTTCGCCGGCCGCGGTCATTACCGACCACTTGGCGCCGTCGTATTGGATCGACTCGCCGGCACCGATGGTGGCCTTGAAGATGGAATAGGACGTGCCGTTATCGACCTTGGAAAAGGTAATGGTGTGACTCGTCGTGTCGCGGTTAAAGACGGTCATCGCCTCGATGTCGCGGTGCAGGGAGCCGCTTTGCATCGCCGGGACGATGGAAACGGCGGTAACGCCATTCATCGCGCCGACCGAATCGCCTTGGATCAGGCGGCCGGACTTGAGCGCATCGACGAACGTTGCGGAATAGCTCGGTGCGGTCACGCTGGCTGCTGCGGCGGCGACGATGGTGATACTGCGGAGAGGGTTGGTGAGTTTCATGGTGTTGCTCCTTGGTTGGCTTACACGTTATCGGCTGTCGTAGCCGTTTCGATACCATCCATGCCGGATGACGCTTGCTGCGGAATCGGCGGGAATGCCGGGCTGGTATTTTCTTGGGCGCCGGGCGGCATGAGGGGCCTGGCCAGATCAATAGCCGGCGATGCGGCGGCAGGCGTCGGATAATTCGGATCGTCGCCGCCGGGGCTCGGCGCCTGATAGCCGGCGCTCTGCATGATGGCGTCAGCAATCGGCGCAATCATCGGCATCTGCGCCACCTGAGCGCCGCCCTGCATGGCCGAGAACGCGGCCTGCACGCCCGTCTGCACAGCATCCGCCATCAGCTTCTTGATCTGCGCATTGGTCAGCCGCTCCTTGTTCGCTAGTTCGCGCTCCTTCAGGTCGTGCATCAACTCCTGCTTGATCTGCTCCCGCTGCTGATTCGGATCGGCTTGCCCTGAAGCATTGCGAATCGCCTCGACTACTTGTTTCTTGCGGGGAAGGTCCATCAGATCGACCATAAACGGGAAGACCACCGACTGCATTTCGCCCGGCATCGCCTTGATTGACTCGGATAGAGAATTGAGTTGCTGGGCTCGGAAGCTGCTGGAGCTTGGCACGTCATCCAGAGACACTTTCATGCGGGTACGCAACACGTCGTTGCTCAGGTAGAGCAACCCGGTATCCGGATCTTGTTCCTGCTTGTTCAGCACCACTTGACGCGCTTCGTTCAAAACATCGCCCTCGATGACAACCACCTCTTCCTCATGGCCGATGTCCTCGATTTCCATGGCCAGCAGCATTTCGCCAACCAACGCCCGCGCTGATTTGAAGTTGTCCATCAGATCAGCGATCGAAACCTGCGACTGCTCCAACTGCGTTTGCTCCTGCAGTCCGGAGCGTGCCGTGCCTTGCCGTCCTTGTAGCGACGCGGTAATACCGCTGACGCGCTCAATCGATGCCCGCGAATCGGCCATCAACTGGAATTGCTGCGCATTGAGCTGAAAATCGCGCTTAACCTCGAAGCGAGCGCCTGGGTTGGAGCGGAAATGCTCGGCGTCGAGCACAATATCCGCGTCTGGCCTGGCAACCTGCCGCCGGAACTGATCGTCCGACATTGCGACGGCGCCCTTGGTCCGCTCGGTACGGGTCGCAGCAAGACCCCAGCGCAGCTTGGCGATGGTGCTATTGAGGTTGTCCTGCGGGAAAACCATGTCACGAACCAGCGCGAACGGAATGCCGGTCATGTCCTCGCGGTATCCCCAGAACGGAACGTAGGGGAAATGCGGGTGCGGATGCGGGCTCGGCGCATCGTCCAAGCAATGCGGGCCTATCCAGTAGCTCCGCCGTACACGGGCGACGGTGGATTTCTCCAGAATACCTTGTCCAGACATCACGGCGGCTTGATGCGCCGCATTGTCCGCATCGAACTCGACCACGCGGCCGCCGCGCATTTTCAGCACATAGACGCTCACCCAGCGGCGATACCACAACTCAACGATGCACACCTCGTTGGTTTCGCGGCGATACCAAGCCTGTTCTTTCGTCGTCCATGCGCGATTGACGTTGATGCCTGGCTGCAGTCCGGTACTCAGACCGCCTTCGACCACGTAGCCGCCGTAACCGCCCATGCCGCTCGCTGCGTCAGCCTGATCGATCAATTCCTTGTGCTTGGGGAATGCAGCCTTGGCGCGTGACTTCTTGACGAACTTTTCACGCACAAGCCATCCCGCATCGCTTAGGTCGGCTTCCTTGGCGCGCATGTCCCAATAGATTTCATTGCGATGCACATAGCGGCAGCGCTTGTTGTAGCCGAACGGGTCGTTGGATCGAGCCACTTCAACCCAGCCAAGCCCGACACTGGCCTGCGGCCGGAAAGCGGCGCTCATCGCTTCATCGGCCTTGGAATAGCGCTCGGCCTGATTCAGCCGGTAATTCAGCGCATCGGCGACATCCTGGCCCTGCGGATCGCCATCGGGCGTTACGCGCCAATCGGTGCGCGTCTTGGCTTCGTAGCCACAGACGGCAGCAATCGCCGGGCCGACAATGTTTTCCTTGGCTGGCGGGATGCCGACTTCGCGCAGCCGCTGCAGCAATTTCGAATCAAGCTGATTTCCGTCGACGTAATCGGCTTCGATGTCGGCCTGCAATCTCCACGGCGGCTGGTCAATGATCTCGTCAATTATCGTAGCGAATTCTTCGACGGTCATCTTGTCGCCAAGGTCGGCGGATTTGGGCGGTGTCATGTAATTCATCTTGTTGCCTCGTTACGTGCGCCAGTCGGCGGGCGGGGGTTCGTCGTACTGTGCTTGCATCACATTCGGCATCACCGGAACAGCCTGGCCGATGTAGCGGAACATGTCGGCGCCGTGGGAGAACTCGTCATGCAGCGGCGCCA